TTAAGACAACGGATAATTAGCAGTTAAAACTTCTTGTTTTTTGGAAAGATTGCCCGATTTGGCATTAACTGATATATTTTGAAATATCGTTAATTGACTCCAATTATTTTCATGTACAAATTTTTTCAAAATGTCGCTGGGATAACTACTCAATAAAAATTTGCCTTTAAACTTAGATAATGTTTCTAAAAGTTCAATGAAATCTGATTCTTTATACCCATCGTAGTGGCCCATACAGCTATTGAAGTATGGAGGGTCGGCATAAATAAATGCATCTTCGCGATTGCAACGGTTAATAATATAAATAGCTTCTGCGCATTCAATTTGTGCAGTTTGCAACCTTGTAGCAAGCTCCTCTGTAAACTCCTCTCGTTTATGCATTATCTTTTTTGAAGTAGTATTAGAGCTGCTATCATAACCCCAACTGCCATTTAACATGGCACTAAAACTTTGAGTTGAGAGTACCCACACTGCCCAAGCTCTTCTTACTTCATCAAATAAATGTGGCTTATTATATATTACCCATGCAGAATCATGATCATCTCGGCTATGAAGCGTAACCCTTACTAAAGCTGATAATTCATGAAACCTGTTTCGGCATACTTTATAAAAATTCATCAGCTCTCTATTGGTATCGTTAATTACTTCTACACTACTGGGTTTTTTTGAAAAAAAAACGGCAGCGCCGCCTAAAAATGGCTCACAATACAAATTGTGAAAAGGAATGTTTTCCAAAATTTTATTAACTAATTTTTGCTTGCCTCCATAATAAGTAATAGGTGTTCTTAATCTATTCATCTGAGTTGCTTAGTCCTCAGTTTTGGTGAATAATAATTGATTTTTATTTATTAATATTTATTAACGGAAGTCCAACTATATGTTTGACTACCCGATGATGAAGGGGTGTTTGATGTGATATTAAATGTACAATTACGCTGTGTTGGGTCAATTGGTGTTATTCCGACTATTTGCTTCTTAGAAGAAGTACCTGAATTAATTATAATTGAGTATCCTGTTGTAATAGTTGTAGAACCATCAACTAAATTACCCGTTACTGTTATATCATTTACAGGAGCAATGCTGCTATTAGCTTCGACAACATAATTACCAGATGCATCTACATAAAAAGAAACTGTACAATTTACAACTGTTGTACAGCTCTGAATAGCATCAATATAATAATACCCGTTTGCGTTAATTGATGTATGAAATGCATTACTATATGTATTTGTATAATACCATGCTGTACTGTTAAAAGGAAATCCATTTGTTGCAAAAAACGAATTAACCGAATATGATGTTGCATGTGCTACATAAACGTTAGTTGATGAAGGGCCGAAATTGCAAGCATCTGTTGAAGATGCCCAACCTACGTACGCATCACCTGAAAGGCCATAGCCAATATTGAATGATACTGATGCAGCGGTTAAGTCCTGTTTACTTAATAACTGATTATTTGCTTTAGCGGAAAAACCGGCATTGGTTGGGTCTAAAAAGAAATAATTAGCTGCATCATATTTTGAAACCAATTTATTTGAACTTACAGGAGAATTTTGAGTAACAAATAAATTACTATTTATAATATCAGAAAAGCTAACACATTGGTTATTAGCTATAGCAGCCCACTGTCCGTGCACGCTGATGGAAAATAGTAAAAAAACAACTAATAAATATTTCATTTTTGTAAAGCTTTAAGCAATTTCTTCAATTCATTAATTTGCTGTTTTAATTCAGCCAGTTCATTTTCTAAATCGTTAATTTTCTTGATATGTACTTCTGTGTAGTTAACAGATAAGTAACCTTTATCATCTTTTAAAACCTGATTAGGCATTGTTTTCCGCACTTCTTGTGCTATATATCCGTAATGAATTAGTTTATCTCTGCCATCTTTCCATCTGTATGTAACCATATCTCCTTTGCGTGAGATAATATTTTTTAATCGTGCATCGGATGAGTTGTAAAATGCGGTTGCTGTAACACTGCTTGTGAATGTTGCCGCACCAGTAGGTGTTATATAAAAATAATTATGCCATGACGTTGAATCAAAATAATTGAAATTTAAATTCCTATTTTGTGAAACGTTATTAATTCCAGCATTAGAACCAATTGCCCATTTTGTTGTATTATTGTTCACATTCACAGCAACATAATTATTAGCAGAGCCACCTAATAATTGCGCAACATAACCAGTGTTGCCTGCGTTAAATTGAGTTTGAGATGAAACGTCAGTACTAAAAGAAGCAGAAGTACCATTTAATGCACCTGTTAATGTTCCACCAGATAACGGTAATGCATAGCTGTTATAGTTATATGTATTTAATATTATTGCATCATTAGTGCCATCATATCTCCACACCAAGTTGGCTCCACCACCATTATATAGGAACCTTGATATATTATCACTTGATGATTTAAAGTTTATTGTTGGGTAAGTATTATTATTTAGCACTAACCCATTCGTTAATAAGAGTGACGAAAAACTTGGGGTATTTGTTGTGCTTAATCTCTGATTTTCTAATGGTTGATAAGTAGATGCTGCTGCTGCTGTAGTTAGGTAAGTGTTATTATCGTAACTCCATATTCCTGTACCGTTATTCTTTAAGAAGCCAGTGCCGTTAGTAAAAGCAGGCTGCGCTCCAACTTCAGTATATGTATAACTCGGCTTGGTAGCTGCTTTTGCCCATGCATATATAGTGGGGTCTGTTTCGGTGTAACTAGTAAGAAATCCACCATAGTTACCCAGATCATTCGTGAACTGCGATAACGCAGTTGGTCGGCTGTTTATATCCGTCCAGGAAGGCACCCATGAAGCGGAACGATAACGCGTATCAAATCCTGTGTAAGCACCTGTAATGTAACCGGCATCGTTAGAGAAACTACTTACATTAGTTGGCTGCGTATAACTGATAACGCCTGTATTGTTGTTATATGCTAATGATCCACTCACACTAATAGCGGCTCTTGCTCTCCCATCTGTATAATACAGGTTACCGCTCTCACTAATATTATTGGTGGTAAGATTAACGGAGCCTGTTTGTCCATTCACAGATTGTACCGGTGCGGTGGCCTGTGGCAGCCTCACCCAGTTAGCAGCATTGGTATAATCTGCATAGCGGAGAATATAGGTAACGCTGCTATCTGTGCGTACTGCAACATCGCCAACAACAGCAGATGATAATGCAAGCATTTCAGCCTGCGATGTAGGTACCCACACATTATTCATTGTAATAGCAGGCAAATAAGATGTTGGTATTTTGCTGCTACCATCCAAAGGTGTGTATCCATTGGCTGCACCTTTATTGCTTGCATTCTCGGGCGTGTAGCCTAAAGCGTTCTGTTTACCATTCCAAGTACTTTTTTCAGCATCGCTAACGAATCGATAAGTAGATGATTGAATAATATTAGCTGGGTTCGTTTGGTCTACATTTTGAACGTTCGATAATCCAACATCTACCTTTGTACCAATCCAGCTAATCTGCCCGGTAGCACTACTGTAACTGATTGGTGCAGTGGCTGATAAAGAAGAAGGTAGCAGGTAATTACCCTTACCCTGGTAATTAGCTGCGATGTAAGACTTTGCAATAGCCGAATCCCACTTAGGCGCAACAGAGCTGTGCCAGTCGCCCCAGCTGTATGCAGTGTTCCAGTTAGCCGAATTATTAGCAGTGCTATACCAACCCGAAGAAGTATAAACAGGATCTGTTTCCGGTTTTATCAACGCCTTAGCTGCATAATCTGTAATAAGGGCATTCGTATCCGCATGGGCTAAAACTGTATCGGTACTAATCATTGATACACGTTTTCCATTTAGTTTCAAAATTTTTTTTATATAAATACTATCGAATTGCGTTTGAGCTCTTAAATGGATACTAAGTATTAATAAAATTCCGATTAAACTACACTTAATCATAATTATAATTTTATAAACTTTAAATTTGTGTCAGGTTGTATACCGTTGAAATAAATTCGGGTGGTTGTATTGAAAGGAATAAGGCCTTCAAAAAGTAAATTACCATTAGCTTTTAACTCGCCTGCTTCAAATATATCATTCGTTCCTGCACTGTAACCAACACCTATGTTTGCAGAAGTTGCACCAAAAAACCAAACTACCTTTAATAAATAGCCTGCTGGAAAATCATAATAAAGTGTACCTGCCGGTAATATAGTTGCAACTGGTAAACTGCTTAAAGCGCTTATATCTGCTTTGTTTTGCAATGTCGTTAACAAATTCTGCACATCAGTTATCTGAATGGCATCTTCTGTTTTATGCCAAAAGCTATCTAGCCAATCCCAAAACTGCTGCTGTGTTGGATATGCGCCTGTGATATACCATTGCTTTAACTGATTACGTGTTTGCTGTGCCATTACAATTTCTGTATATATAATGTTACGATAAAAGGTGGCCTGTTCTCATGCGCCTGGTTACCACCTACCGGATCGGTTGTGTCTTTGTTAACATAAGGAGGACCAAAGGCAGCGCCTACTCTGTTTGCAGAAGTGTTTGAATTTGGATTATTTAAGGCAATAGGATGACTGTGTTGCGGCATCTCTGCAATACTCAACAGGTGTTTCTTTTCTCCACCTGTATTACCTAATGTATTATAAGCTATATCCCACCATCCATTACCCGGATCAATTGTACGTGCATCATAACCAACTGAGAAGAGACCGCCTCGATTTAGTGTGCCGTTGTTACCATTGCAAATTGCCCAACCTATGCGCTCGTTCATACCCAAACCGGTTGCATCAAAGTTTGCTGATATGTAAGCTGCGTTGCAATCTACCTGTTTTAAATCGCCTTTCAACCAGGTGTTTTGCAAACTGCTTAATCTTAGAAGTTCAGAGTAATTGAATGTAGCAGGAGTACCCAATGATGCTATCGTTTTAATCTCAACATCATGTGTATTGTTATCTTCGTATATAGCTGTGTAGTTCACAATATCCTGCACTACAATGCTGCCATCGCCAATGGCACCTCCGGTGAATGGTATTAATTTGCCATTATATATTAACCAGCCATCACTAATATTGCCACCTACCAATTGCATACCGGAAATAATTACTTTGTTCCCGATAAAATTAGCCAGCGCACCAAACGCTCCCACATAGCTCTGCTGCATGAATGCCAGACTATCTTGATCCAGTGGATTACCACCTAAATTTGAAAAATTGATTACCTGATTCATATTAATTAATTAATTAATTGTATGCTAAATTTTTTCGATGCCAATTTGTAAGCGTTAACTAAACTTTTCAACTCTAATTCGTTGAATGGAACGCTGTATGGTATTTTTATAACAAAATCGTTGGTAATGCTTCCGGATTCGCTTCGAGCAAAAAAATAAACCGGATTATTTTCAGCTCTTGTAAAAAAACCTCTTGGCTTTAGTTCCGACCGCACAAATAAATAAACGGGTGGTTTATCAATCGCATCAACAATACGTATGCGCCTTAGTGTGTAATCATATCTATCATTCAACAATTTTTGCAAATAGGTTACCTGCGGGGTAATTGATAATTGATACAACTTTTGAGTTCTGAAATTCAACAAATCATTATAAATAAATGTCACGGGTTGAATGATAATAGCCAACCATGCATTCATTTTTGGGTTGGCCAAAAAATAAGGGGTTAGCCATTGCCGCAGTTTGCCATAAATAATATTGTAGATATTATTATTCACTGTAAGGTATGAAGTTTAATTGTAAATCGTTTGTGTTTAAAAATCTTAAATAGCCTGAATCTGGCAGGTAATAGACTGCAAAATTTGTATAAGGTAAACTGCCATATTTAGCACTTGCCTGTTTAATATTAACCAGTGTTACTCCATCTACGAGCTGCAATTGATCTACTAAATTTTGAAGTGCAAAAACTCCATTAAATGGCAAATTTTTTAAATAGTTATTTGCCGCATCTTGAACAGGCGTACTGCCGGTACCATCTAAACGGTTACCGTTTTCGTTTAAAACTAAAGCATTATAGTAAATATCTGCTGTAAGCCTTAATCCATCTGCGTTTCCAGTTGTAACTAATAGTTTTACGCCTGCATCTTTAATTAATTGCAGGTATGCAATTAAAGCACTCATTTGCGATGGCGTTAATGGAACTAAGTCGGTACCGTTAGTACCTGCAACTTTAATGCGTAAAAATTTATCACCTTCCACCACAGCTACATAAGCCACAACTTTGCTCGCTGCAATGGCAGCATCATCAACACCGGTATTATCGTATACATCACTATCGGCGGGGAGGTTAAACCCGAATTGAAAGTCCAATACTTTTTGCGCATACCACTTTGCTGTGTGCGGTTTAAGCGTTGCAATAATATTATTTACATCGCTTTTAAATATATCTTGTAAATTCTCAATGGTCCATTGACACACAGCTACAATGAAACACCACAAGTTCCATATAGCCACTTTACTTGTGCTTGTTAATAAAGGCCCAAGTGTAACATCTTGCTGCACTTGTGTAACCAAACTGTTTTTTATGTCTGAAATTGAACGTGCCATTAGCTTATAATAAAGTTGTTTTGAATTTGCATATACCCAACGCCACCCGGCAATAAAATATTGGTTTGATTGATTGTTAAGCCACTTGCAGGTTTTTTTTGTTGCAACACCACCACAATATCTTTCATTTCATACATAGGCAACGGCGTAAGTAAGTCAGCTCCTGCTTCTAAATCGGTTGTTATGGCTATATTATTTAAGTTGGCTAAGGTGAATATGTTGTCGATTGTTCCGGTTTCTTGCATAGCAATATCAACCAAAGTTTGTAACGGAATGGGCTTTACATTTTTAGTAACCGCAACATTTAACTGCGGTTGTGTGTTTGGTAAAATTTGTACAGGCGGTTTATACGGCGGCAATGCAATAGTGTTACCTGCAATAACATCATCGGTAATGCCTGCATTATTTTGTAAAGCAATTGCAAACAAAGCTTCAACGGTACTGTATTGTTGCAGTGCTATATCGCTAAGATTAGTATTTGCTTGTATGGTTTTAATAGTGGGCATCAACTACTAATTTTGAATTGTTAAACCCCAACGAATTAACCGTCATTCCATCGGCACTAAACTGTGCCTTAACTTCACGCAACAGGCCAACCGTATCTTCGCTTTCAATAAAATCGTTTAGCCCAACACCTGTTGTGGGAAATTCTTTAAAAGTTCCTTTACCTGCCATAAGCAATAATTGTTGATTTTGTTGAGTGCATTCGCCAACAACAAAATCACCATTTTGAATGGCTATATCTAAATTGTTATCTAATAATATATCATTCATATCAGCTTATTTTTCCGGTTACACTTGTTCCGGTTACAGGGCCGCCTCCTGAAGGTGCAACTAAGCCTGTGCCGGGAACAGTTAACACGCCATTTATTTTAAAATGGTTAATGATAGTATCTGCCACATCTGTCCAAAATTGTTGCCGATAAGCATCCATTGCGGCAGCATTGGTAGTATCAACACCTACATCATTATAATTTTGCGCCACATTAAATAAGGCTGTGCCTAATATATTTTTATCAAGTGCCATTTAATAAGGTTTTAAAGGTTTGTTTACTTTGTTCCAATTTCACATAATCAATATTCGTCCCTTGTAATACCACTATTTTTTCCAGAGCCTGAAACAGTAAGCTAAATGCCTGCCACATTTCCGCTGAGCCATTTTGAAATAGAAACCCTTGGTTTGTAACTTGAAATATTACACCACCAATGGCTATCCGTATTTTATCAATTTGGCCGGCTGTTAAAAGCATCCAATCTTCGTCACTTTCAATCCGTACAGCAATTGCCCAAGTGCCGATAGCAGGAAATTGTGTTATCGCCTCATTACCATCCAATACGGGCCTTAATCTTATGCCAAAAAACTGAGTACCATCATCATCCTGTAAATCGCAGGTATAATTCAATTCATCAACTGCCATTACTTTCGCTAAAATGGTAGGGCGTGGGCCAAATCGTTCAGCCCAATGTTGTAAAGCCTCTCTTATTTCTGCATCAGTAACCATATTATAAATTAATTCCTATATCTAATTTTTGTCGGCCTCCGGCGTGTGAAAATGTTCCCTCAATTCCTTCAATCACATACCTACCCGTTCTTTGCTCATATTTTGGGTCGGAAATAACCGCAACTATATTTAAATCGGCCATTGGTTCCAGGAATGCGGTAATTCTTCCGGTGTAACCTTTGTTATTATTTTCTTTCTGCTTATCATTTCTAATTTGTTGCGCATATTTTCCCTGGATGGGCAAACCATATAATTTTAATTTTTTCACATTACCCGGCTTAGGTGGTAATACCCGTTTATAGCCTCCTGTTTTCAATGGTTGGTCAAGCTGTATATTAACAATCGCCATTTCACGGTCTACATCAAAAACCAAGTCATTATCCTTAATTACATTCCAGTTTAAACGATACTGTACTTCCGGGGCTTGAGCGGTGTAGAAGTTGGGCTTAAAGCCGTCTAAATAACGAAGGCCAACGTATAATTCATCAAAGTTGAAATATACAGTCTGCAACATTTTATCGCGAAACCATTCCAACACTTGCACACCGCTACACATATTGAATTGTACATATTCTACCAAAATGTCCGGTATGTTGGGCGATAACTTTATATCCGTTCCCTTCACCAATTCTTTTAAAATTTGTTTCAACTGCACATTTTGATAGGTCTTATTAACACGCTTTGTTTGCAACTGATAACTATATCCTTCGCATTCAATTTCAACAGGAATAGTCCAATTAATGCGTTTGATGAACCCTTTAAAACGCAACTTATTATTGCCGTTATAACCTGCTTTAATTTGTATTTTTTTGCCTGTACCTAATGCCATCCCCGTTGGTAATATTTCGCTGTTATTAATATCTCCATTCTTTATCAGCAATGCACGCCCAGGCAAGTATACTTTAGCACTGTCCGCATAATTATTCATCTTGCGAACCCATGAAGCACCATGGCATTTAAATGGTTTAAATCCTTCTACTTCAATATCGCAGGTCATTAAAAAACTCATTTCCCAGTGTATTCTAATGTAAAGATGTTATCGCTTTTCAATTGCATCATAAATGGGCGCACATGTGTCCTTCCACCGTCAACTTCTAACAATTCAAACTGATTCATTACCACCTTTGTATCGGCATCTAAGAATATATTTATCAAAGCATTGTAAATACTAAAAGCTTCTCCCATTTCATGTAATTGCTTCAACTTCTTTAAATCCTCTTCCGGAAATATTCTTGCCGATTTGTCAATAAAGAATCCCTTTATGGTAATTTTATAATCATCAATGCTATACAGTTCTTTTACACTTCCTCTACGTTCTGCCATTGGCGTTTCAACCCAAGTACTGCTGCCCATGAAACGCACGGAACAGTACGGAATATCGAACCATAATCCATTCGACATTTGCAAACTGGTAGGCAACCATATTTCGGTTCCCAATATATTTTCACGCAAAATGCCGCCGGTACTTGTTGTAATGGTGTCATAACTTCCATAGGGATTTTTTTTGCTTATATTAATAGGCTCCCCTTTAAATTCCTCGGGTGTTATCTTTGGAACTACGTACGGTTTGCTATTAAATACCTTTTCGTACAACTGCTGTATTTCATAGTAAATAGTTGCCATTATCCCTGCACTTTTGCACCACTGTTTAAAATACGCAGATACATTTCCTGTAATTTAGGTTCCAGCTCGCTAAAACTTTCATTGGTAGTTTTATTATGAAACTCAACCTTTTCAATGAACTTAACCCCACTAATATTTATAACCCTTGGGCCACCATTAGCAATGGCTTTAGCGGTACTCCCTTCTACATCTGCACTACCTAATCCTTCTTTATTGCCACGCTTTCCTGAAACCATACCTTCTACACTCAATAAAGGATCAATTACTTTTAATAATGCAGTTTTGGTTTTATTAATTTCATTTATTTTTGGATTGAGTTGCGCTACAATTTTCGCAGACTCTTTACTGTCATTAACAGCCTGAGTCATTTCTGCCAGTAATTGTCCTTCTTCAGTTAATTTAACGGCGCCCCCAGAAGTTCCTCCTACACCCAGATTAGTTGTTTCAATTATCTTTCCTTTTCCACTTTTCATAATCGCCTTCATACGATCCTGCGCTATTATTTGTTTTTGCCCCCAACTCAATTGAGTATTTTGTGCCAAATCGGGCGCCGCCTCTGCCACTAATGCATACATTTTCCCGATTGCTTGTTGATTAACGCTCTGCGCTTTAGCATACTTAGTCAGTGTATCCACGTTCGCTTTGTCGTATTGCTCTAAAAATATTTTCTTTTGTAACGCACCGGTTACGGCATCTATGTTAGAAGCTAATTGCTGGTAACTAATATTTTGTTCATTAATGCCTTTGGTGATATTCGGGTTAATCTGCTCCAATTCTTTTAATATCTCCACTTGCCTTGCATGGCTGGTATTCGTACTTGTGAGCTCTGTTTGAAGCCCCCGAATTTTGTTAATTTGATCGCCTAACTTCCGCTCAATGGGCACTTCAACCAAATGTTTAAAAGCTACTACCAGCTTGCTGGCGGTATCTAAAACAGCATTCATAGCAGGTTTAAAATTTTCGCCCAATGCAATTTTAAGCGCAGCAATTTTGCCGTGTAAGTTTTGCAATTTGCCTGCAGTAGTTTCGTTCATGGCATTGAGCATGTTGTAGAATTGGCCGCCTTTACTTGTTGCACTTTTAAAAGCAGTTTCTAATTCTTTCGCGGTGAAATTTCCTTTTTTTACCTGTTCGCGCCAATACTCCATACTTTTACCCGTAATGCGGGCCATCTCATTCAGCGGATTGAACCCTGCATTCGCAAATTGTAATAATTGCCGCCCGGTCATTCTGCCGGCACTTTCTACCTCGCTAAATGCGTATGTTAAGCGATGAAACCTATCTGCATCGCCCATACTCACTTCACCTAGCATTTTTAATGTAGGTATCACTTTTTCGGCACCAACACCAAAACTCATCATCATTTTAGCGTTATCATATACTGCCGGGCCTAGTATAGTATTTTGTTTTAAATCGTTTAGTTCTCCCCCTAATGCTTGTCCAATACCTTTATTACCGGCTAAAACTTCATAACTCTTATTACTTTTTTCAAAATCCATATATGCTTGCGCAGAGCTTTTTATAAAGCTGCCCGCACCAAATGCTACGGTAGCTGCTAAACCTGCAATGCCCAATTTTTTAAACAAAGATGAGCCGCTGCCCTTACCTTCCATTTGATTAATTTGGCGCTGCAATTGCTTCGCTTCTTCAGATAGTGCTTTGAATTCAGATTTTGAACGGGTGCCACCTCTATAATCCAGCACATCTTTTAAACGTGCTTTTAACCCATCCAGGCTATGCGAAAACATATCAGAATCTTTCTTTGTTGCAGCGAAAGTCTTTTTAGCAGTCTGCCCTAGCTTAATTAGGCCGCTGCTCATCATGTCTTTCATTGTAACATAAAATTCTAATACATTGCTCATAACCGGGCGTTATTCATATTCATTAATTCAATTATTTTTTCATCTTTTTCAAGGTCCCTTATTTTTCGAAGCCAAGCTATTTCTTGGCAAAACTGATCATCGGAGAGTGTAGAGATGTCAAGACCACTCTTCATATAATAACGGTATTGGGCTTGCAAAAAGCCGATACTGGTAATATCGGCTTTGTCATACATCTTTTTTATCTTTTTATAAAAGCCGCTTTTTTCCCTTCCAAAATTTTATTGAACTTCATGGCACAGGGTATGAAGTATTCATCATCATCAAGTATGCAACTATCGCCTTCAACCCAACATTCACGCATACAGGCTTCTAGAAATATGTATAAGCCTTCATCTTCAATTTTGGTGCTGGCAAACGAAAGTATGTGCCTATCAATTGGCCGCATAATTGCCATTACCTCAATATTATTATCTTCATCTACAACAGGCAAATACCATAACCCTTTGTGCTTATTACTCCATTGCTTTACCTGATCTTCGCCATAGCGTTCTATCGCTAATTTTTCACAAGCTGCTTTTAACTGTGCATCCATGCGTTGCTTTTCCGCTTCACGCATTTCTTTTAGAGTGCTTTTGTTAGTGGTTTGTATCATATAATAAATAATTAAACAGTAATCGTTTTAATTGACTTAAACGGTAATTGCACCTCCGTCATCTTTGCATTCTGCTGCATACCTACTTTCCAATTTTCAAAACTTACTCCAGCTGCAGTAATGGTACGGGTAGGGCTATTATCATTCAATTTGAATGTGCACGTAATTACTATGGCTACGTATGGTACTTCGGTTATATCCTCATAACCTGCTGCTAATGCCGCCGCATTCAATGCATCGAGCTCGTATTTTAACACTGTTATAGAGCCACCATAGCTCTTATTACCAGCGGTAATATCAATTGGCTCATCACCAGCTGCATAGATGTATTCTTTTTCAATCGCCTTATCAAATTCAAAGCCACGTATGCCGGTAATGGTACGGCCTAACACCTTTACAGCGGTTTGGCTCCAGGCGCATTCTTTCGTTGAAAATCCCATAATTATAATTTTTTAAGCGTTAATTAAGCGGTAGGTGCGTTTAGATTAATTTGCACTTCAATATCTGTTAAATAGCCTTTCGGGCGTATCAATAATTTGATGGTAGCAGTACCTGTGTTAATAATATTACTACCGTCAATAATTACTGTTGGGGAAGCACTAATTTGTTCAGACATGGCATTGTTAATTTGTTGGGTAATAACATCCGCTAAGTGCAATCTGTCTATTTCCATAATATTACCGCTTGCATCTACATCTACTTCTTCTTCCAAATTGTTCACATAAGTCGCAATAGCAATCACCGCAGCTTTATCGACCACACGGCCATATACAAGCCTTCTATAATCATCAGTGCTGCACATAAAATCTTTTCCGAAATATAGACCTGCTTTGGTGGGATGGGTAATGAAAGTAATGAATCCCATATCGTGTAAGGTTTCTAAATTAGCCATTGTTGTTACATCCTTATCGCCAATATAAGCCCGATTAATTTGTAAAGGACCATTCGCCACCTTACCAACTTTAATATGAGCAGCATAAGCACTTGCACGGCCTAATAAACAGCCAATACTTGCGCTACCATCATTTGCACTGCCACCTAATAAAATACCTGCATAACCATTATTGAGTGAGGTTGGCGCTATTGCCGGCAACGTATTTTCGTTAGCAATTACCACACGGCCTTCTACAATTACGCGAAGAAAATTAGCTTTAATATTCTGATCTGTACAGAATGTTTTAGCTGCATTCACAGCCGCGCTAACGTCTGCATCTAAAAAATCAGTACCTGGTATATAACCAACAGGAGGGGTACGGAATACGCCTAAAATTCGAATAGTGTTGCTGCTAAAACGAATTAACTGTGCTGCCCCCGTAGCATTATTTTTATCAAGCATTTGAGCCATTGTAACGGTATTTGGCAAACCCATTACATATAGCAACTGATTACCGTTTATTTCTGCATAAAACTCGCTTAAATGTTTATGCATAACGGGTTCAGCAGTTACTGTAATGCCTTTTTGCTCCGCATCGGCCAGATTATATACCATTAAAGGCACATTTTGAAGACCAACGGTAGCAACGGTGCCCACAATGCCCATAATACCATCAACTGCACTTACATCGGGCAATAAATTACCATTGCCAAAATTTACTACTACTTTAGGAAAGCTCATTTTGTAAAATTTTTGTTGCGAGGGCGGGATTTGAACCCGCGACATTTAGGGTATGAACCTAACGAGCTACCGCTGCTCCACCTCACATGTATTATATTAATTAATTTTTCTTTTTCTGTTTATCAGCTTCATCTGTTTTTAATGTTTCTTCTTCAGCGGCTTTTTGCGCAGCTTCTTCAGCGGCCTTTTGTGCGGCTTCTTCAGCGACCTTTTGTGCAGCTTCTTCAGCAGCTTTTTGCGCAGCTTCTTCTACATTATCAATCGGCCGTAAATGTTGCACAACTTTTTTATTTGCAAATTTGGCGCACCAAGCTTCGGCAGCTGCTTTTGTGGCATGAAAGGTTGCATCGGTTACACATTCAAAACATTCATTATGATTAGGATGTTCTTCAAACCAATGTTGTACGTAAGGGTGTAGCATATTTTTTTGTTTTAAATGATAGAATCGGTGGTTGTGAAATAATATTTCAGTTCGTTATGCACGTATAAATATGCTTCTGCTTTTCTTCTACGCAACAATCCTGCGCTTTCAATACCATCAGCATATTTCCATTTTAAAAATTGCGGTACAATAGCTTCATAATTAATAGGATTTTCATTAATTAACCGGCGCAACGTGCTGTTACTGTAATTGCCGCTGCCCACATTATATGTAAAGCTCACCAACGCATCAAACTGTTGCTGCGTAATACTATCGGTAGTTAAAGCATCTACTTGTAACATGGTGTTCTTTAATTCCCAAATTAAATATTCATATGCTTCCTGCACGGTGCAGGTATCGCCCTTTTTCACCTTTTGCCCATTTGGATAACGTATTGTACCAATACCAATGGTATAAATTCCGGCACTATCCAAGTAAGCATTTAACCATTTTGGATTGTTTACATTGCCGCTGCACTCAAAGTGCTCAATAAGGTGTAAACAATTATTTGATATATTGGTAATTTTACCCACGTCTAAATTTTTTTAAAAAACTACTCAACAAGCTGCCATTTGGCACAAATAGCGGTACTATGTTTGCAATACCTAAAATCAGCGTTACAATACCTGCATACCACCATAGCCATGCATGTTCTTTATATATTATCACGGGCTGCGTAATGGTTTTAATGGAATGCGTTCTTGCATACACTTGTTGGTTATTTTCCAGCCAATGAATACGCGCTACCAATGAATCGTATTTACAATTAACGCTTAAATAGCCGTTATGTAACGTTGCAGTTGCGCTTATTTGGTGACTAGAAGCGCCGCCGGTATAGCTGATTTCCGGACAACCGATATAGTTATTAAAACCAATACTATCGCCGGGTAAGTATATCAAAGAATCTTTAACAATAGTTTGACGAATAATATGTATACTATCTTTAGTTACTACCGGAGGCGCCATCTTATGGCTGCAACCCAAAGACGTTATCGATAGGATTAAGATTAATCTTTTCAAACTAATTGGTTTTTTTTCCGAATAATTTTGCAATCCAAGGCGCAACAAGTTGGTAAACGCTATTTGCCTTCACCGCAGGTATATTGCCCAATAATTCACTTAACACAAACAACATAGTGCCAATGCTGGCAATTACAGGCCATTTAGATTCTAACCAGGCTACAATGCTGCTGAGTATATCAGAAGTCGCAGGTGCACTAATAGCCGTGCTGTCCTGCGCATACATTACCAACGGTGTGGCTACTATTACAATAGCAGCTACTACTAATACTTTTAATAAGGCTTTAACGCTTTTCATTTTTTTATTTTCTTTTTTATGAATAAATACAACTCTTTTCCGGCCACTCCTGCAAAACCACATATCAGTGCAGTTAATCCCGCTTCAACTATATTCTTCATGGTATTGGCATCCATTGCCAATATAACTTTTAAAGCGCCTCCTATTAATCCCGAAACAAATCCAATCAAGGTGTTGCTATAATCGTTGTGATGCACGGCTTTCATTGTTTTTTCTTTTTTCAAAAAGGCCATCCGAAAATTCGGATTGGCCAAAACCACAACTGCACTATTCGTCTGGCCGGCGCAGTACGGCCATTGTTAAATTACTAACCTGAATACCGGTGGTTACAAACCTTGCTCTATAACTATTATATTGTGTGGCTGTGAAGGTGAATAACTTGGTAATCATTAACGTATCGGTTAATGGTAAGCTATCAATGGTAAGCCATGCAAAGCCATCTACAGTTCCTTCCAAATACACTTTGCCTGCAAGCACACCACTTACTTTAGTGACTGTAAATTGAATGCTTTTTAGTTTACTCTGCAGGCTGTTGAAGTTAATATAGCTTGTAGCATCATTTACATTTTGGCTAATGTTGCTAATAAGCCTTACCTGTGCATTAGCACAACCACAAAGACATAACAGTAATATTGTAATTATTTTTTTCATAACTATAAGGAGTGGTTAGCAGGTTCGGTTCCCACTCCTTTTCTTATTGGGGTTTTTCAATTATTAAGCGCTTGGAGCCTCAATTACAGCCCATACACCTGGGTTACGGCGAATGCGGCCTCCCATTCTTAATTCGAAGCTGATAATATCACCGTAGTATTCAGCCCGCATGGTGTTATCAAACATGGTAACACCTCCAAATGCTCTCTCTACGCTATAGTCGCTGTAAAATAGGCTTGCAGCACTATCCGCTGTTTGGTTATCTGTTGGGAATGATGCAGCGTATTCATCTACCGGTGTCCAAACGGGGGGAGTAGTACCTACCTGCCTGTAACGTAATACGCTACTGCGTAGCATTACATCAAAGTTCAAATAGCGGCCAACTACACCACGTTTCATATCTACTGATGCGTAGAATCCTGTTTTTTCCGCATCGGTAAAGCTGTTAATTAATTGCTGATGATGATCAGCAGTAAGTAATGCAACGCGATTATTAGGATCTATATTAGCACGGTCCATTCTCAATTTTGCAGAACCAAATGCTGTTTTGTCAAAAGAAAGTCTATTACCTGTCGCACCGGGTAAGGTGGCTGTTGTTACAGGACCTGCTGTTAAAAATGTATTAGAAGCTGCTGGCGCCCAGTTATACAATAAACCATCCATAGCTACTTGTATCAGTTGTGCCTGATCCTCTGCAATTACACTTTGCCGTTTATCATAGCTCAATTCATACTTATCTATATTAGCTATTCGGCGCGGTACAGTTTGAAATGTATCTATACTATATGTAACATCAACATCGCCTCTGTTTACTGCTACTACTGGAAATGTGTTGTTGTTTTTATTAACAGTTGAAGGGGCCCCTGCGTAAGGTATATGAACCACTTTACCCATGGTAACATATTGATCGGCACTAAATGCACGTTTGGCAAAATCATTATTTTTAAATAGATTGCCTACAATATCTCTTTCCCAAATCTCACGCTGAATAGCCATAAAGCTTACTTTTCTTGGAAGAAAGAATGAACTGGCTAACAATACTATAAATACTGTGAATGGATTGAATGCAAACAAAGCACTCACTAACATGGCACTTAATGCCATAAATAAAATGGATACAACAGGTTTTAAATTTTTCATTTTATATTCGAATTAAAAGTTTAAATAATTAATGAGTGTTTTATTCGGCGTATTCTTTACCCCATTGTTTTTTGTATAATTCTTTAAAAACATCTGGGGCTTTGGCTTTAAGCATTTCCAACTCACCACTTTTATCAAGTTCATCATAGCTCTTAGCCGCCAATGCAGCAATCTCATCGCTATATGTTTTTAATTGGCCCACTACGCTGGTATAAGCCGGCATGGCAGCAATTAATGTTTTTAACCCCTCTACATTGTCTTTGTACGCCACTTTTAAATTGTTGCCGACTTCTACTGTAATTTTTTTATCGTTTAAAGCAGCATCAATAAGGCTGTTAATTTCAGCTTGTTTTTGGCTTTCTTTAAGTGCTGTTAAAGCGTTTTCTGCATCAGCAACTTTTTGGTTGGCAGCAGCTAACTGTTGTTCTAACTGAGGCACTTTAGCAGCTTGTGCTACAAGGTTATCAAATGCAATAGCTACTGCATCATCAGCAGCATCTGCGGTAAGGTTCAGCTTAGCAAGTTGCTCTGCTGTTAATGAAGATTTTTGCATGTGTTTAAAATTTGTTTTTGTAAAATCTGCGAGATTTAATTCATGATCGTTTTCATCAAATAGTTTCAGAGAGTTAAAGTTTCCCGGTATGTCAACTAAACTACATTCTCGGTTGAACCATTTTGTTACGTCAGGCCCGGTTTGATTAGGCAATGGATTCTGTGGCGTTTTATTCATTTCTATAACAACAAAGTGGCCTAAGCTGGCTGCATTTAAAAAACCGCTTTCAATTTCATCAACTGTTCTTTCGCCACGTGGATGCGATAAGTTAATGTTTGCCTTTGCAAATACTTTATCGCCATCTTTTCTAAAGTCACTCCATCTAACCAATACACCATTACTTCTTTCATGCATGTAATAGCCAATGGGATTTTTTTTATACTCATCCATCAAATAGCCGTCTGTTAATAGTCTAAAGCCATAAGTGTTTACACTATTATCAGTTAACAAAAACTCCTTATCTATTTTTTTAAATTTTTCGGCCATGTTTTAAATTTGCCTGTGCTTTGAAATGTAAAACTGCATACCTTTTAAAATCACTCCAAATCAACATTACATCTTACTTAATCTAACGTTGTAGCATTGACTTGCTAACGTTGTATAGTGTTTTTTACAAATGCTTATAATTCGCTTTTTATATCAATTTTGACGTATGGCAACAGAAAAAATGAGCATAGCCGATAAGCAGTATTTGGCTAAGATTTTATTTACCCGCGAAAAATTGGAACAAAAACTTATTGCCAAAAAGGTTGGTGTAAGTGAAAAAACAATTAGTAAATGGGTAAATGATTTTAACTGGAAAACACTTAGAAATAGGCTGTTAATAGGCAAAGAAGAAGTGTTGAATAACTTCTACAATCAATTGGCTGAATTGAATGAAGCCATTGAAAACAAAACGGAAGGCAACCGATTTGCCGATTCGAAAGAAGCAGATATTATGGTGAAGTATAGTGCCGCTATTCGTAGCCTTGAAACCGAATTAGCTATTGCCGATTTGGTTGAAAGTGGTATTCGCTTCATAAAATTCATTCAATCTGTTGAAGCGCCTGATAAAGTGATTTATATTGCTGATTTATGGAATTCGTTTTTACAATCAGAAATTAAAAAATGAAACTAAAGTTAAGCGGCGACAAAACAAATAAGCAAGCATTGCTTGAATGGGAAGATTTTCTATCATCAATCTCCAACAGCACCACTGTTGACTTAAACGAAACTGAAGCGCAAAAAGCCAAGCGTATGGCCGATTTGGAAAAACCCGGTAATCAGGAAGCCTGGTTTAAATATTACTTTCCAAAGTTTGTTTTTGCCCCACCGGCAGCATTTCAAATGGCAAGTACTAAGCGAATTTTAAAGTATTCAAAATTTTACCAACGTCGTGCCTGGGCAAGGGGATTGGCAAAAAGTACGCGCCGAATGATGGAAGTATTGTACATTATGTTTGTGAAAAAATTGCGGGTTAATGCTTTGCTAATTTCAAAAAACGAAGCTAATGCCATCCGTTTATTGGCACCCTATCGTGCCAATTTGGAAGCTAATCAACGCTTAATTAACGATTATGGACCGCAAGTTAAACCGGGCAAATGGGCCGAGGAAGAATTTGTAACCCGCAACAAATGCAGCTTTAGGGCCGTAGGAATGGGGCAAAATCCACGGGGTGCTAAGTTGGATGAATTAAGGGTTAACGTAATTATTTTCGACGATGCCGATGATGATGAGGTATGCCGTAACATTGACCGCTTAGACCAGGCTTGGGAATGGGTTGAAAAGAGCGCAATACCTACCGTTGATATATCTGCTCCATATTATATATTTTTCGATAACAACATCATTGCCGAAGATTCATTGGCTGTTCGTGCAGCTGCTTTTGCAAATGATGTTGAAACCGTTAATATTCGCGATGAAAACGGCAAAAGTACCTGGCCCGAAAAAAATAGCGAGGAAGATATTGAGCAGATGATTAACTATATCAGTTATGAAGCTGCACAAGCGGAGTATTTTAACAACCCAATGACGAAGGGTAAAACCTTTAAAGAAATTACTTACGAAAAGGTACCACCATTAAGTAAATTAAAATTTTGCGTTGTTTATGCCGATCCTTCACCATCCAATTCAGATAAGCCTTCACTTAAAAGCAAGGCTCAAAATAGTTGTAAAGCCGTAGTGGTATTAGGCTACTTAAATAATAAATATTACGTTTATAAATGCTGGGTAGATAACACTACAAATAGCAATTTTATAGACTGGCTTTATGCCGCTAAGAATTATGTAGGTAATGCCACACAGCTTTACATATACATTGAAAACAATACTTTACAAAACCCATTTTACGAACAGGTTTTATTGCCCTTGGCTTTTCAGAAAGCAAAAGAATATAATAACTTTTTATTAATAAGCCCAGATGAAACAAAAAAGCCTGAAAAATGGTTTCGAATTGAAGGAACACTTGAGCCATTAGTGCGCTTAGGTTTACTGGTGTTTAATGATTCTGAAAAAGAAAATCCGCACATGAAACGCCTGGAAGCGCAGTTTAAAACAGCTTCCCCAAATAGCCGAACCCTCGATGGTCCTGATGCCGTCCAAGGTGGCATTAAAATAATTCAAAATAAGCTATCAGCTGAAGTTGGGGGAATAATGTTCCAACCTCGACCAGCTAATTCAAAACGATATTAAATTTTTTAAATATGCCTTTTTTATCAAAATCCGATTTAACGCCTCCACTATATGCTGAAATAATTGATGTAATAACAAGGAGCGATGATACAATTATAGACAAATGCATTAATAATGCCATTGGTGAAATGAAAGCTTACCTGGCAAGGTTTGATACATTGGCTATGTTTGGAGTTATACCCATTAATGGGCAAGTTACTAACGATGGCGCTGAAGGAGCCATTGAACCTACCTACAGAAACGAACACCTTAGCAGCCTTGGTAAAGATATTGCGTGCTGGCACCTTATTAAGTTAAGTAACCCTAACATTGATATGGCACTTTTTAGAACCATGTATGAAGATGCCATTAATTATTTAAAAATGGTGCAAGGCGGCAAAGCCTCTCCTGGCTGGCCATTAAAACCACCACCGGTTGATCCTAATAACCAATTCACCAATCCTGCTGCTTTAGATGATGGCTCGTTATTTACCTATAGCAGTAATTTAAAACGCCAAAATCATTACTAATGCAAGGCGCCTACTGTCAATTTAAAATAAACCTATTTGCATCTATTCAATTAGATGAATTAATCTTAATATACCTTAATTAGTTATGACCCCAAAAAATAAAGATGCCAACATTCAAAGTACCGGTGGTACAGATGTGCCGAACAATAACCCTTTTGCTACTAAAGTAAATGGTGATGATAAGAATCTTATCATTAACCAAATTATACTGCGCAATACCGACCGCACACCAAAAGATATTAGCCGATGGCGCGATGCGTTAATTAATGCAGAAAGTATTTATTATCCTAACCGCACAAGGTTGTACGATTTATATGCTGATGTTATTCTAGACGGCATGTTAACGGGCTTAATCAACAAACGCATGGATGCCGTATTAAACAAAGCCTTATACTTTAGAAAAAACGAAAAGGAAGTAGAAGAGTTGGAGCCGCTTTTAAAAAGCCACGCATTTCGTAAGCTGATTCGTGAAATTTTAAACACGCAATTTTGGGGCATATCAGGTTTTGAGTTTATACCTGGTAAGGAGTTTAACTTTGAAAGTATTCCGCGCAAACACATTAAACCTGAATTGGGTGTAATTGCACCTGAACAAAGCTTTTATGAAGGCATACCTTATGATGGCCTTAGAAATGTTTGGATAATTGGCGATAAGCGCAGTTACGGTATGCTATTACAATGCAGCCCTTATGTTCTTTATAAAAAGGGCTGTTTTGCAGATTGGGCACAATATGTAGAGATATTTGGGCAACCTATTCGGGTATATAAATACGATAGTAACGACGCCAAAACTACGCAGGATTTAAAACGTGAAATGGATATTGCAGGTGGCTCACTTTCAATTGCTATTCCTAAAATGGTTGATTTTGAAATTATGGATGGCAAGATAAGTAATGGCGATGGTAAATTACAAGATAGCCTTGTTAAAGCTTGCAACAATGAATTATCTATTATTATCTTAGGTAACACCGAAACCACTGGAAACACAAATGGTGGTAGTAACGCCAAAGCGGAAACGCAAGCCAAACAACAGTTAGAGATTACCAAGGCAGATATGCAATTTGTTTTGGACATGCTTAATAGCCGACAATTCTTATCCATATTAAAATCTTACGGTTATCCCATTGAAGGCGGATTTTTTCAATATGAAAATGCGGTTGATACGCAAACTATGAAAAATAAGATTGCTATTGATACGCAAATCAATAACATAGTGCCTATTAATCCTGATTACTGGTACGATACCTATGGCATTCCCAAACCTGATGATTTTGAAAATGCGCAAAAAGAGTTTGAGGAAAAAAATAAAAAACCTTTATTACCGGCTACCCAAAACGTTAATGAAGGCGATGTTGCACAAACTTCACCTGTTGTTAAGCCACCAGTGCGCGATGAAAAATTGCAACAACCTAAAATTAAATTGTCTGCTTGGCATAAAATGCGCCAAACCTTAGCCGATTTTTTCGACCCGGCCCCGTGAAATACGGGGCGCCCAACTTATTAGCACAAGTAACGGAATTATACAGCTCACGTTGCAGTGTTTGCGGCGGTTACCACCATTTGCCTAATTTAACCGATCATGGCCTTGACCCTGAAATGAATAAATTAATTGAACAACTGGCGCATGACCTTTATTACCAAAAGGTAACAACAGGTTATATTAGTCATGATTTATATAGTTATACTGCTGATAAGTTACTGCAATCATTAAATAAAGGATTAGGCGCTGTAAACTTTGGTTATGACGAAGATTTAAATACTTTGAAAGCATTCATGCAGTTTGATATATTTAAATTTTCAGCAGCAAAATCTATGGCAGAAATGGAACAATTTAAAGCCTTAATGTTAGATGAGCGCGGCAAACTAGTTGACTTTAACACCTTTAAAAATAAAGTGCTGCAAGCTGGCTATAGCTTTAATAAAACGCATTTACAAACCGAATTTAATACAGCCGTTACTTCGGTATTAATGGCCAAACGTTGGCAGAACTTAAGTACTACGCAAGAATACCTAGAATATTCAACAGCTCATGATGATCGTGTACGGCCCGAACATGCAGCTTTAGATGGGCTTACCTTACATGTTAGTTCTCCGGTTTGGAATACTATTTGGCCGCCTATTGACTGGAATTGCCGTTGCACTGTGGTGCCTGGAGTGGCTGCTAAGGCCACTCTAAGCGATGCTGAAGCAGGCAGAATGGGCAATTTTATTAACCCGTTATTCAGAAACAATAGTGGCAAAACAAAACTTATTTTTAAAGACGACCATCCCTATTATATTACGGCTAATTTTAAAACCCAGGAATTAGATGCAGTTAAAAACTATGGCTTAAAAACACCTCAACAAATTTTCGCAAATACAAAATTACCTGCTATTCCATTAACTGAAACAGAGGCAGAATTTAAAACGCTCTATACTTCATTGGCTGATAAAATATTAATTGATCAAAATGGTTTGGCTTTAAAATTAAGCGATGATTTTGAAGCGCATATTTTAGCGAAAAAATCTGAAAAACGTTATAAGTATGCCGCTAATGTTTCAAAGGTAGTAAAAAATGCAGATGAAATTTGGGCACAGAAAAAAAATAATCAATTAACTACTTATTACATTAAATATTATCAGGATGGTGCATACGTTGCTATAAGTAATATACAGAACAATCAATCTGTAATTGATTCTTTTTACAAAGTAACAGAGGTGCGTTTGAAAGAGTTGAGAAAAGGGATATTATTAAAAAAATAAAGATGATTACTTACAGACCAGTGTTTTTAAGGCACTTCTTTCAGTAATCATCTTTACAATTGTTCAAAGTTATGACTCCAGAAGAATTTAACCAAAATTTATTCCAAAAAACTCAGCAATTTAAAGCCTATGTAGCTGGTAATTGGCCCAAAGCCATGGGTGGTATAGCTATCCGTTTTATTAATGGCAATTTTCGGGCACAGGGTTGGCAGGGTAGTACATTTCAGCCTTGGGCGCCCTTAAAAAAACCCAGAGTAGGCGGCAGTATTTTACGATTAACGGGACATTTAAACGATAGTATTTTCTTCAATGTGCAACCCGGTAGGGTAGTTGTACGCACTTATACGCCTTATGCCAAAGCCCATAATGAAGGATATGAAGGCCCCACCAATGTAAAAGCCCACACCCGCACAATTAATACCGCTAAAGGGGTTAAAACCATTGCAATAAAGGCATTCACCAAACAAATGCGCCTCCCAAAACGGCAATTTATGCCAATGGATGTAAATGATAGTCCTGTTTTGTACGAAGCGCTAAAAAAGGAAACTATTAGGGGTTTAAAAGGAATTTTTGAAGAATTAAAAACCAATGAATTATGAAATCATTATTTGCCCAGCTTTTTTTGGCCATTCAAACACGAATAATTAATATGGTGCCTGAAATAAAGTGGATTGACCAGGATGTAGGTCAATTAGAACACTATGAGGTACGCCCATCTGTGCAGTTTCCGTGCATTTTAATTGATTTTATGAACACTCAATATAATCAGGAAGGCAATAACACGCAAATGGTTAATTTACAAATTGAACTTAGGTTAGGTTTTAGCCCATTTCAAAGCGCCAATTCTGTTAGCCCCGATATAAGTAAGCAACAAGCGTTACAATTTTATGAGGTGGAACAAAAAGTATATGAAGCTTTAAATAATTGGGTACCTGCCGATGCCGAAGGCAATAGCTTAACAGAGCCTTTAATACGTTTTCAAGCGGCAACTGAGCGGCGAAACGATCCATATAGAATACGCACAATGCAATTTGTAACAGCAACTGAAGATGATACAGCAGTCCCAAAAACAACAAAACAACGAATAAAATTAGCTATAACAGGCGGTTTAAACTTCGATTAATTTTAAAAGCTTATTAATACAAGTATATAAATTATAAATATATATGTTGCGTATATTTATGAGTTGTGTGCAAGGCTACCACTTTGCGGGTGTATCATTATTTAACGACTGAATAAGGTCGACTATTCCCATTGCTGCGACAGTTAGCCAAGACCCTAAACTTAACCCTATTGAAAAGTTTCTATCACTAACCTTCCAAGTTTTTATTGGTGTAGGCGGCGACAATAAATTATGCTTTGTGTATTTATAACCAAAAACACAACCAGACAAGTAAATAACCAATACGATAATTGTTTTTTTCATTTTTCTTTCTTTTACCCGCCCTGCACACAACAAAAGCATTTATGCTATGTGGGCTGACGGAAGTTAATAATCATTTTATCTTTATTCGGCTGCACCTAAGTCCTGAACTGTGGTTTTCAAATTCCCACACAGACATAAATGCTCAACGTTACCGGCAAGCTACTACCAGCGTAACTGATAGCAGTTTGACCGTAACTTTTAAAACCAATAAATTGAAGGGAATTACTTAACGGGAGTGAAAGAAATATCTAAGTAGCAGTTGAGTGCAGTAGCGATGCGTACAAGTGTGTTGAATTGAAAGTTGGCTTTACCTGCTTCTATTTCCGAAATAGTTGCAAGCCTTACACCTGCCGCCTCTGCAAGTTCCTGCTGTGTTAGCTCTCTGAACTTGCGAAGCTCTTTGATATTACTTCCAATATGTTCAAGGTGTGTCGGTTTCTTCGCCATTACAAGGATTTTAAAAGTGCTGTAATATTCTTCTCTGTAATCTTGGTGTTACCCTTTGATGCAGATACCGATACAATCCTTTGTTCTCCGTCTCTCCAACCCATGTTGAATGTTACTTTGTAACCTTTCTTTTCGATTTTTTGTTGCGTTGTCATGATTTGTATTTTTAAAGTGTTGACAAAAAAGCGTTAACAGATGCTTGTGTATATTTCTTTGAAAAATGCTCTTTGCGATACTGGTTGCCAGAAGTGTTTAACCACTTGCCAAATTCACCTAATTTCTTTGCAGCCTTAATCGGAGCAAGAATATCGGCAGATGCTTCTTTGTTGGCAGCCAATTTCGCTTTGCTTTCAGCAGCTTTTTGGTCAGCTTTCACAACTTCACGCAAAAAGAACATCTTCCACTCTTTCTCAACTTCTTTATTTCCGTTCAGGATTTCGCTAACGATATTGTTGTGAAATTCCATACGCTGCTCAGCAGTATTGTAACCAATGTTCTCAACATCATAATCAGCAAGTGTGTGATATTTCACGAAGGCGTTGTATCTGCTTTTTGCTGTTTCGATTTGTGTTGTTGTGTAAGTCATTGTTATTTGCTTTTGTCTTACAAATATACGCTGTACCGTAAATACAATCCAAATTTATTTTTACGTTTTAGCGTAAAAGTTATCCACATTTTGTAATTCCCCTCAATTTCAAAGAGCTATAATTACCCGTAGCCAGCCTGTAACAGTGCATTGGCAAAAGCTACGGTGAAGTAATTCTATTGGGCGAAAGCTAAATCCAAGCTACATATCAGTCATTGCGTAGCCTTCGCCAATGCTTCAACGTTGGCTCCAATCAAATCATTTTTTTAATTTTCATACATTAAATTTACCACTTTAAATGAGGCCACTTATATTTCATAAGTTCTAATGTAGGTTGCTCTTTACGTAATTGTGCAAATAATTCTTGATGGTCGTAAAATATATAAGGAATGGTGTGCCGGCTTATAAAAAACTCATTCTCCAGCTTTTCTAAAATAGCACTATAAAAAATACCTTTTTGTCCGTAGTAAAAATACCGGTAAATAAGGCATTCGTTACGCCTTGCATGTAACGCCGAATTGCGGCCACGCTTGCCACTTTTGGTAGCCGCTTCCGGCGTTTCAAATATTTGCTTAAAAAAAAGTTGGGCGCCCTTTTGCATTTATAATAGTGAAGGTTACACAATTTTGAAACTTTTTTTTGAAATTAAAAAATTGAGTTATGCACTATATAACCAATAAAAATAAAACTGCCAATACAACAATAACTATTGCTATTACTGTAAAGAATGCTTTATCATTATTTTTTTGCGGCACATACACTTCAGGATTGATATCAGCAACCGGCTCATCAGTTGTAATAATAGTAGCTTGTTGTGCATTTTGGTCGCTAAGGATCTTTTTTTCAACAGCATCGGTTTGTTTATCCTTACTTAGGATAACAAAGATAAATCCAATCAGTGGACTTAATATTAGTGAAAGAAAAAAACCACTAGCAAACCCAATGGTGCGGCTACTGCCTAAAAAACCTACTACTGCGCTCAACACGAGCCAAAATAAAAAAATTTCCATAATTCTAATTTTTGTGGTTTAAAAATGATTGATATACCTGCTCAAACTGTGTTACTAATGCAGGCAGTTCTTTATACGTATAATTATTTAAACTTTTATGTTTGTAACCATATACCTTACACCAGCTATTTATACGTTGCATATCGGCTTTGCCAAACCTGTTATGCCAGTGCATTTCATGAGCCATACTTATAATTTTTCTACGCATTTTATTAGCCCCCTGCTCATCCGGGTCTAAATCTTTTAAGTGCTGAATAAGCGCAGCTGCTTCAACTTTTAAAAGCTCACTAACATGCACTGTTCGCTGATTGCTAAAACCAAGTATTACAATTTCTTTTGCTTCGCCAATAATATGCAGTTTTTTTAACATGGCATATATACAATTGCGTTGTTGTGGTGTTATTTGCATAAAAATAGTAATTACTTATTATTTAAGCGTAAATTATCAGTACATTTTTTAAATATTCCTTGCTTTTCTAATTGCAGTTCCAAAGCTTTATTATGAACTTCCATAAAATTTCTGTCCAATATAAAGGCTATGGTTCCGGTAAATGTGTGGCCGTACATTTCGCTTATAACTTTTAATTCTGCTTTTGTAAAAGGTTTTCCAATTGCCGGCATACAAGTTTTTTAAAGCAAATTCCAATCATTCAAATACTCTTTTTTTGTCAACCATAAATTAGCAATTTTGGCATTATACCATTTGTTTCTATTGCAATATCCGGCATAAGCTATAGCACCTTGCCAGGCGGCAATTTGGTCGCTTTTCTTCAATTTATGCCATATATCTTCAGCTAAATGCCTGTTGCGTTTATAGGGGTATTCTTTCCAAAACATTTCAAAGGTTACCTCAAAATCACGCTCAATTATAGTTACGGTATTGGGTAATTCATGCCCTCCATTTTCAATCTGCATAACAGTTAATGGGCAGGCTTTTTTAAAGAAAAAAATTTGCTGGGCATCCATATTGCATTTACTGCAATCAATTACTTGCAATAAGCCATCTGCCTTATAAATTAACTCGGCTTCTCCTTTAAATTTGGGTGATGTCACTATGAATCGGCGCATGGTTTAAAGTTTTTTAAATTGTTTAAAATTCTGGCTTCTTTTTCTTCTTCTGTTTCAGGATATAAAACCGATAATTTATTGGCAGTTGGTTCAGTTTCGGTTTTAAATTCTTCATGTGTTTCCGCTTCCTTTTTTTTGCGGCCACGAGGCATTTTACCGCTTAAAACCCGCTTATAATCGGCTCCCCACATTTGTTTGGCTCCTGGTTCATAAATTACAAATGGTTTATTACCAACACCATTTCGTTCATATCGGGTTTTTGGGAAAACAATTAGCCTATCTACACGAAGTTTTATATTGGCAAAATATTCAACACTTTTCGCAGCTGCACCTTTAGGCATTTTGCCATCAGCCCAACTAACGTATATCAATATTTTCTTTTTATTACTTAAAACAAAACGGCGTTTTAATTCGGCACATTGACCTTCAGTAAGGCGGCTGGCTTGTAAGCTATCAATTACCCAAATTTTAGCGCTTCGTTGCTTATTCATTTCTTTTATCAACTCCTCATACGTATAATGTTCTGTAATTACAATCTTATTCCCCAGCTCTTCCAACATATTATGCCGCCCAATAAATGTTTCCTGAATAGTAAAGCCTGCACCTTCTTCGAATGCAACATACTCGCAGCTGCAATCCAAAGCTTTTACCAACTCTTTTACCAACATTGCGGTAAAGTTGCTTTTACCGTTACCGCTGGCACCGTATATAATGCAATCAAACGAATCTTCAACTACGCCAATGCAATTACTCATCTCCGGGCTTAAACGCTCAACCAAATTATATGTCTTCTGAGCCAACTGATATAATCCAAGCTTTTTTACACGCATAATATTAAATACTTTCGGTAAGGTCATTGAATCTGGCTAAGAATAATAGTTTTGAAATTTCCGGTTCATAAATGTGTTTGCCTTTAATTAATAAATTGTTTTTGCTCATGAAGTCAATCATCAATGCAGGATTACCTAATTGAAGAGCTTCATGCTCCATTTGCAATGCCATAACATCTGCGCTTTTTATGAACTCATTTAATTGAAAGCCTTTTTTTAAACCAAACGCTTTGTGAAGCGCCATCCCAAATTCTGCTTCCAACTTAATATATGGTTCTAACATATTTTTTAAGGGTTTAATTACATCTCCTAAATAGGCTTCTGTAGCATCGTGCAATAAACCTTCTAAGGCTAAGCGAGGAGGTACCATATAGCTTACCAGTATACTATGCTGTGCAACGCTGTAAAATTCAATAACATGCCCGCCAAATCGGCATATATTACTTAAAGCATTCGCAATGTCTTTTATTAAAAATTTGTTTGCATTAGGTCTTGCCAAATTAATTAATGTGCCGTTTTTAGTATTGAAAACGCCATCTTCATTTTGTGTAATGGGATAAAATTTTGTTTGCATGTGTGGTTTTTTAATTTTTTAAAAAATGGAATCGGGTAGAAACCCGTTTCCGTGCTTGTCTTAATCCAACCATACTATATGAACCAAGTTTAAATAGTTTGTAATTCTTCCAGCTTAGCTTCTACAAAAAAGCTTTCATCCTGTACTACATCTAAGTAGCATTTTTCTTTTAAATCGTTAAAGCCATCTGTATCTTTTAGTGCAATTACAGCCTCTTTGTCCAACTCGCTTTTGGTGCGCACCATGTCTGGGAAGAATTTCTTAACCAACTCGGTAATGCCATCCCATGTAAATTTTTTGTCTTTAACAACTTTGGGCATACCGGTTCTAAAGCCTATTGTGCTATGCAATAATTCAATGCTTTTCTTTTTGCCCCATGTTTCTTTGGTTTCTTTGGCATATACTTCCAGTACTTCAAATTGCTCTGCCTTCTGTGCGTCCAGTTCTGTAATGTCGTCCTGGTACTTTGACTTTACTTTGTTAATCTCCTCATTCATTTTTGCCTCCAACTTTGCCAGCTTTATGTGTGCTTTAGCATATTCTGCACTGGCTGTTTGGGCCTGCTCAATGGTAACATTGGCTATTACTCGTTTTTTTTCTCTTGCCATAAATGTTAATTTTTATTAATTAAAAAAGGTTTACGAATGTTGTAACGTTTTTGTTTTTTTAAATGCTTTGGCTTTGCAGCAAAATAAATTGCTAGCCAAAAGCTTGGAATTATAAAAAAAAGCGTTAATAGGTAAAACATATTTGTTATTTTAAAGGGTTATAAATTGTTGATGTATTTTATTGCAGATGGTATTGATTAAGTTGCCGGCAAAGCTTACGTTGTCAGTATTGTTTTTGAAATCGTTGTAAATGGCAAGCATCCAATGTGGCTTCAACTTAATGGAATAATGAGCTCTTTTAATTATGGCTATTTGATATAGTTTTATTTTAATTTCTTCAAAAATGCAACGGTATAATTTGGCTTCAAAGTCATTAACATCAACATGTTTATAATCTTCAATATTTATATTAATTAAAGCCATAAGCGTTACAAGCTCTGTATTCGTTAGTTTAAGCCTCATAAACTCAATGCTTTTTTAATTAACAAATATTTTTCAACCATCAAATCATCTTTGGCATCTAATAATCGCTCTACCTGCTCAATACTATGTATTACGGTAGTTCTATTTCTATTTATTATCCGGGCAATTTCTTTGTGTTTGAAATCTGTTAATTTGCTTGCAAAAAAGCAGAACAATTGCCTTGCATCCACTAAATAGTCTTGGCGTCCGTTACCTACTATCCATGAGGTTTGTACTTTCAATGTAATTGCAACAAAGTCTAATAAATCATACAATTCAATGTTTGTTTGCTTCACTTCCGGGCTTTTATCAATCGCCAAAATTGGCACCTGAGCAAATTCTAATTCATTCATGGCAAACCTCCTTTTTAATTAATTCACCCATCATAGCTGCATAGGTTTCTTTAAGTAATAAACCGGATGGCCTTATTTCTGAGGCTAATACCCTCGCATCGTGTGTATGGATATACATAAGTAAAATATTTTGCTCATGTAGATAATTTATATTCTCGTTCGTAATGAAAGCTTCATCGCGCAACACCCAATGGTTTTTCCACCAATTCCAAAATATTTTACTCCTTTCTATTTGTTCGGTAAAAAAAGTATCACCGTTTGTATAATATAGCAGATAATTTCTGCCGGAGTTGTACATAAATTCGGCATATTGCAATTCTTCCCAACCTAACAGCTGACATACACGTTTTTTTAAAAACGCAGCCTTTTGAGAAACTATATTGTTTTGCGTTTCTTTTTTCATATTAAGTGTTTTTAAATGGTTTTTAAGCGGCCTTTTGGCGTTGGGCCTTAATTTTCTTCTTATGAACCATTCTTTCAACTCTTCGCAGGTCTTGCTCACAGTCATTCCAAACTTCAGCTATATCAATAGGGTTAGTAAGCTCATTAGCCTCGCATATCTCCTTTACCTCATCTTTGTTAATGCCATGAAGCTGTATGAATCGGCGGCCAATTCTGCTCAATATTTCGGCATATCCCTTTTTATTCATTCGGTAGCCTCTATTAATGCGCTTCGTTAAGAAGTCAGTTGCCATTAATACAATACCGCACTTGCCTTTCAGGTTATTATATAATGTTATAAAGAAATAGAGCACCTGATCGTTCAGCTTATCGGCCTCATCTAATATAATCAGTGGTTTATCCTGCTTTAATAGTGTTTCTACAATCAGGTCCATCATTTCGCTTACATTATACCCGGTATTATCCTTACCCATTTTCTCCAATAGCTTGGCCAAAAACATTTTACGGTTAAAGTATTCAGCGCAGTTTACGTGGTAAACATTTTGTTTTCGCTTACTAAACCAATCAGCGGTAAATGTTTTACCGCTTCCTGCAGCGCCTACAATGGCAAATACATTGGCATATTGGCGGGCATCATCTAAGTAGGTAATTAAAGTGTTAAAGTCCATGGTTTCAACTAAACGCCATACGCCGGTGGCGTCATAACCTACCTGTTTGGCTACGTTTCGCCACATATCATCGCTTATGCTATCCCAATTGCCCTTTTTAATTTGAATAATGGTAGCTTCGCTTACATTTTTTAAAGCCGAGGCGGCTCTTGCCTGGCTGGGAAACTGCTCAATAAACTGATTAACGAGCAGTTGTACTTCTTTTTTTTGATTTGGTGTCATACATTTGTTTTTTGTGTGGTTTTTAATGGCCCTTGCCGGTTGCACGGCGGGGCTTTTTACATTTGTTCCAGTGGGTCATAATGGCCCCCCCCTTGGGTGTATTCTAAATAGTTTTGTTCAATATTGTTTTTCAATTCTTTTGGAAGCAATCCTTCTAACATCACAGCTTCTATATCTATATTTTTTACCCTAATTTTACGTTGATCAGCTTTTTCGGTTACAGTTCTTACAATTTCTTTTTTATCGGCTAATACCCTATTTAAAGCTTCCCGGCTGCCAATAGTAGCATCTGCTAATGCGCGGGGTTGTAGGTTAGCGGCATGGGCTACAAATCGTATATCATTATAATTAGTTACTAGTACCCGGCTCATATCATAAGGATCGTAAACAACTGTAACATCAGCGCCATTGTAATGCAATAGCATGTCATTGTTTGGCAAATCATAACTGTATTTAACATTGCCTATTTGTGGCTCAACCCCACGGTTGGTTATTTTAATAGTCCGTCCCCCAGGGTTGTGTGAAAAACCAAATATTGATAGGAATTGCTCATCGTTAATAGGCCTTTTTTGTTGATCGGTCAACTGCTGCCAAGCGGTGAGCCATTGGTCCTGCTTACTGGAGGCCATCATGTTATTTCGAGTAAGAGCAGGCAGGTTTCGCAGGTAGTGAAAGAAGTTTTCTATCTGCTGTTCAGCCTCAATACCCACGGTAGGCCTGTTTTTACGGGCCAGCTGTAAAGATTCGGTGTTTACGCCCCAGTTTACGGCTGTAACGTTGTTACCATTATAATTCAGTTGGTTATTGGCCGCCATTTTTTCGGCCCTTTTGGCATGAGGAGACCCAAAAAACTGCTCAATATATCCTCTATGCTTGTTACCATGGCCGGCAGGTACTATTTTCCCAATTTTTGAGAAATATGGATGTGTAAGGTCCTTTTGCCAAGCATCTGCCTTTAATTCAAATGGCATATACCATTGCTTGCCGCCTGTAATGGACCGTATATAATACATTGCATCAATCCATGCTAATTTTATCATGTCAAACGTTGGGCTATCAGCCTGACGGTAAGATTTGCCCAAAACCAAATCAAAAGCGCTATCAACTATTATATAACTTACATACCGGTGCATATCTTTACTACCAACTGCATCAGGATTAATATAGTAATAGTTAAGATTATAATCATCGCACTCAACTAAGCTTAGTGGCATTCGGGGCCTAAAGCCTTTTACCTCTTTAATAAAGCGCTCATTAAACGCACTATTGCCCTCGCGGCTAATCATTAATTCATGCATGTATTTACGGCGCCATACACCGGCTGTTGCGGCGCTTATCAAAGCATAATTGTTTTCTTGCGCCCACTTATTATATAGATATGTAACCATTACATCGTCATACTGATTGGGGTGTTCCAATAAGCTTAGCAGCATATCGCTACTTAAATCGTTTTGAAGAACCTTTGCTGCAGCTTGGTTGCCTAAGCTGGCCGGTAATAAATAATTGTATCCCTCTTGGCTAAATTGCTTGGCTGCTGTTATGAATCGCTGGTACGTAGTGGGGAATTTGCCACTCAATCTATCTTGTTGAATCAACTCTTTGCATATATCCAATACAATTGACAGGTATTGCGTTACATCAATATTAAATCGGCGCTTAATAAGGCCCTTTTTATCCCTTAAGCAAGTATTTACCTCGTTAAATATACCGGCAGCCATGCTGTATTTTTCCACACTTTCAAACGGCAAAGCTGCTTCACCCTTTGGACCATTATACCGGTAAGCCATAAAGTAATCATACGCTTTATCATCCATCCTAAAACTCTCCCTAATAGGTTGCACCATTAAATAGGTACCCGGATTACCACAGTCGCAATGCTGATCATCTTCATGTTTACATCCTACCCTTTTACGCAACCAATTTTTAACTGCTTTTTTAAAAGGGTCCTTCAGTTCATTATATATATACAGGGTTTTGCGTCCATCAGTAGGATCGGTAGCGAAACCATATCCTTTTGTTTTTTTAGTTTTAGCATCTCTCAGTGATTTATCTGCCTTTTGTGCAGAAATACCCTTAATAGCGCCAATTACTTCAATCATATCCTGATGTTCGAGGCAAATAGCCAGTTCCATTTTTCCTATAAAATTGACAAGCTTCATTCTTAGAGCTTTAATTAAATGGTATTAATTTTCTCACTTCTTCAATTAGTCGATTTTGACGTTCCAAAAGTTCCATGTAACAGGCTATAATGCAGTCGTTATCACGTTCTCCGGCCAAAACCATGTTTACATACCGTTGCGAAACCCCCATCAACTCGGCGGTATTTTTTACCAAAACCGCCCGTTTTGTGTCTCTACCCCGTTTAAGTCGAGCTATTTTTTGCAT